CTGTGCCTGATGCGAGGCCATCAACGTACTTTCGATAATAGAAATATGCTTTCTATAACGCATTTTGGCAGCTTCAGGGTCCCTTGCCGTCGCCAGCGTTACCGCGTCATATGCTGTATCAGGTGAAAAACCGGCTATCGGTGATATTCCCATAGATACGCCAACATAGTCCGAGAACCGATCCGCCATTGACCGACGATAATATGCCTGTTCAACGTTTACGCCTTCTGCAATACCGCTTGCGGCCCGCCGTGTGCCAACACGAGTCAGAAGCAAATTTCCATCAGGCTGGTCGTAATAGAGCAATGCTGACCATCGGGCCACCCTTTCAATAATTTCCTGTGGTGATTCACCCCAGTTAATTGTGAATTGAGGTACCTTAATCAAGTCATCGACATCAGTCGAAACCTGAATGTCATAGTACGATGCCAGGCGCTGAGCAATTTCAAGCGCATTACTGGCATTAATAACGTTATTGGGCCACTCCGCAGAACAATCCACAAGGTCCTGACATTTACTCCGCCCCGTGGCTCTTACTTCATGCCGAGAGCGTGATATTGCTGGTTCCCAATCATCAACATAACCGGTAACAGTTAGATCGTCGCCAATAGTGACGCTGCAAGACATGCCCTCTTCAACCAACTGCTTATTGTCGCTGCCGGGATAATAATCCATCAGACCCAGATCGAAATCAGAAGGGAAACGCTCTATTCCTCTTGTTACACGAACAGAATCCCAGCCCTCAATGATTTTGCCGCCAACCGTAAGTGAAACGACATCCTGATCATTGTCTTTACTCATTGTCTAAGCACCTTCATCGTAAGCGGCATAAATGCCGGATGCGGAACAAGCGCCTCCTGAATTAATTCATCGGCACGAGAAGCATCCTGATATAAGCGATTTGCAAGGGTTAGTGCGGGTATAGGCTGAGTCATTGTCACCAGCATCAGATCACTTAATCCCGACGAGCGTTCCATCATCGTAGAAATAAAAGCGGTTCTGATGCTTAGCAGAGCGTTATATAATTCATCATCTGCACGATCACCAACTAATAACAATGCTTCATCCAACTGCTGAGAAACACGCTGCGTTAACTGTTCAGATTCATCACGACTAGTCGGGTTTGCATCGGCTGCTGAGCTGGTCATTGCTCCAGTACACAACACAATAATCAACGTATTGATGGTTGCGGAAATTGCTTTACTACTTTCAGATTGCTGATATTCAGTGCTTGTAGAATTAGCGAGTTTCTCCAGAGCTGAAATCCTTTCATTCACACTACCGGCACTGTTCAGAATGGAATTAACAACATCAGAAATACCCTGAACAAATTCATCAGCAGTTGATGAATTATTCAGTTCATCAACAGTATCTGTAATGTTTTTGCGGTCCATTACCGACTGGGCTGTCACCTGGTCTGAGAGGCCCTGATCATCCACCACATCAACTGTTGCTGCACTACCCGCAATTGCAGGCGAACGTCCGCCGACTGATCCCTTTTTATAACGCCCGTATCGTGTATTTCCAAATGTGGAGTTCAGGACATTACTTAGGTTTGTGACCTCGCTGATACTATTATCAACCATGTTTGTCCAGAACGTCACCGTCCCTTTAATGGTTTTAATAGCCTGAGTAACTCCCCGAATTTCACCTTTGATGCGTGCAAGTGTGCTAGCTACAGCAGTGCTCACCAGTTTCAGGTAGTTAGTCCGGACTGAATTTCCGGCAGCAGCACTGTCCGTTATAGCAAAAACTTTCTGACCTGATTCAATGACCATCAGGGTGAATTCAAATACCCGGCCGTTTTCCATCGACCCAGAGATACGAAGACCATTTTCAGGAACAGATACCGTTAATTCACCGAGCGTTGGATGAATCAGCGTACCGCTTCCTTTTTTTTCACAGGCAGCAATGAGCGACTGACGTTGAGTGATAACATCACCACCACCGTAAACCTGACTGTTCTGGATGATAAATCCACGGAGAACAAAACGCCGGGTTCCCCGACCAAGATCCTCTATCCAGGCCGTATCCCGATAAGGGTATTCATGTACAGCCTGACGTCTGCCATGGCTACCTTCTTCCATCACCATGGCGAAAGGAACACCACGAAAGGAACTGGAGCGTATTAATCCCCGCCAGTCATCGTTGTCACCGCCCCCCATCAGTGCAGTTATTGCATTCTGGATAATTGGCATCAGGTCTCCTGAAATAAAAAAACCGCCATCTGGCGGTTAACGTATATACAATGACAGTTGAAAATGGTCAGTAAGACATGGGTAACGTTATCCGTCCCCCATCTTCGGCGCTGTATTCCCTACGCCCTCCCTTCCCGTCGATCATGGTGATCTCAAGTTTCAATTTTTGCTCAGCCATCGCACTCATGAAGGAGCGTGTAATATTATCGGTAAGGGTCTTATCTGGTCCCGAACGCTGCAACTCTGGCTGAATGATTCCGTCTCCAGAGGATTGTTCGTTCACCGGACTGTCAGGGAAAGTATCACTTTGCTGTTTTTCTTCATTGATAATTTTCTGGTAATGACCGAGCACCGCATCAGGATAAGCCCGGTTCACAGGGCCCCAGCGACTTGTGTCATATCCCCCGTGATAGTATCGAAGCGCCAAAGGAACATCGCCGCCTGACCTCAGTAAGTTTTCGGATAAAATTTGTGCTCCAGCATTAATGTTCTGGTTTGGGTCGGTCCAGTCCGTTATCCCGGTTGCTTTGAAGTTTGGTCGGATTATCTGCATTAACCCATAAGCATCAGCACTACTTGTAGCATTAGGGTTACCCCCTGATTCTTGCATCATGACAGCTTTGAGCAATCGTGGGTCAACGCCCCATTTTTTACCTGCATCACTAAAAATTGAATCATACTGCTCCCCCTGGTTATAAGGCACATAACTATTACCAGGCGCATCCCGGCGAGTAATAACTGATATATCGTCCTGCAACTGGAGTGCGTTATCCGTTGCCTGGTAGCTCGCATCGTATCGTTTACTGACGGCGTCAGTGTAAATTCCGGCATCTACTGCACCACGTTCACTTCGGGGCAGGCTGTTATAAAGCGCTTTATCGTTCTGAATGCGGCGAAGTTTAGTTGCTTCATCGCTGTTGATGATGCCAAGCGCATGAGAAAGGCCGGTAAAGTCACCGTTGGTGAACAGATCGGTAACGCCTTCAAGTCCGTCTTTAACTGAACCATCCGATAGAATGGTATTAAGCGCCTTGTTTTTTGAACGTTGCCACAGCCCATCCCAGGAGGCGCTAAGTTCATTCATCGTGCCATTGATGTCGCTGAGCTCTTTATTAAGTTCAGGATCAATTGTTAGCCCAAACTTATCCGATTTTGCCAACAGATTTGTTAGCTTGGCCCCTTCACGCATTAATGCCAGCATTTCCGGGGTAAAAGCCATTGCATCCGCAAATGACTTTTGCTGTTCAGGACGCAATGTAGGAAACACTCTGGCTATCTCCTGCAGTGTTCTTAGTACATCAACAGATCCATCTTTATTTTTTTGTATCTGTACGCCAATCTGTGCCATTGCCCCCAGAGCCTGGCTGTTTGCTCCACTATTAGCTTCTTTTAGTGTTTTTGCTATCCCCTCAATAGAAGTTCTGGCACTTTCGCTTGCAGAGCCATTAATTTGCATTGCACCAGCAAGCCGTGAGAATTCATCAATCCGCATCCCTGCATTTTTTGCAGACACATCAAGATTGTATGCTTCCCTGGACGCTTCCCGAAAGCCATAGGCAACCTGTTTGAGTCCATAACCGGCAGCACCAACAACCCCAAGCGCACCAAGTTTACCGGAAAGTTCCCCCACCATTTTCAATGGAGGAACCATATCCCCGATAAGTTGCACGTTATCCCTGGCCGTTTTAGACAGATTTTCAAAGCGTGAAATAAAGCCATTTAGCCCATCAACTGTTTCCTGCCCACCCAACTGAAGCCCTTCCTTGGTTCTATCGAGTTTGGGTTCAAGGCCACGGATAGCTTCGTTGATACGGTCAATAACATCACTAACCTGATCATTAGCCACCAGCTCAAAATCAAAGACATTACTCATCGTCTTCAGGTTTCCTGAGTTTGTTGATCCGGGATGCCTGGGCTATCCACCATTTCAATCGGGCGCGGGTCATCCCCCACGCCCTATCTTCTGTCCATCGGAAATAGAAAGTTACATCAGCTGCCGATTCCTGCCAGGCCGTCAGGCCTTCCAGGTCAAAAAACTAAGCAGGTACTCCTCACACTTGCGAAAATCAATGAAGTCCATCGGCTGCAGAACGCTTTCACGCGTATCTGTTACGAGCGCAATTAGTAAACGCATTGCTGCGAGAGACGTAGATGCAGCCTGTTTTTCATAAAACTGCTCGGCCTGGCTGAGGGTCGGAGCTTTTAGTTCAAGCTCCGGATAGGTCATTTTTTTCGTCGTATCCTCAAGAGGCTTTACGAGAGGGATAATTTTTACACGTTCTAATTCAGCCATATCAGTTCTCCGATACTTCCCGGCCTTCCCAGCGAACATCAAACACAGCATCTTCGCTTTCCACTTCCTGAACGTTTACCGTCCAGAGCCCTTCACCAATAATCGTTTTACCATTTGCCAACTCGGCAACGATGTTGACGTTGGTTTGCTCGCTAAAACCCTGGACGTTAGTCCCGCCGCTATCACGTAAACGGGCTGAAATGTAAGGTGCTACAGGCTTTTCTTTATACCCATGAACACCATCCATCCCAGCTAAGGTAGTGCGGTTTACCTTTGACACCTGATATTTGAAAGAACCTTCAACCATTACCGTCACACCGTTAACAGTGACGTACGCGGTCCCCGCCAGGCGGTTAGAAGTATCACCTGCCATCGTTTAAGCTCCTGTTGATTCAGCGCGAGTGCGGAACTGGTTGAGTAACGCGAAAACACGTAGCTGGTTAATGAGAGTACCAGGCCACAACACATCAACGCGGTTAGGGTTTTTGGCGTTCTGCTCAACAATAATGTTTTTAGCAAATGCCTCTTTGTCTTGTGCATACCCGTTCCACACCAGCTTTCCGTATTCGGCGATCTGATCAGCTTTGATAATATTCGGGGTGACAATCGCAGCACCAGGAGCAAAGCGAGTACCATCAGCTGCCAGCTTCATCCGCCCAAACTTGCTGGTTACGGCTGTTCGAAGGTAACGAGTGACAAACATCAGGCTGAAAAGTGTTTCCACTTCCAGATAACTATCATCCGCATCGCCGTATGCATTTTTCTGATAAGTGGTGATCAGGTTTTCAATACGAACCGTACCGTCATCATCAACCGTGAAAGTAGAAATGCCGCTGTACAGCAGATTGTTACGCTCTGTCAGTTCAAAACGGTCCTGCAGTGCTGGAGCCAGCACACCCAAAATAGCCAGGGACTGAACAGGACGCCCCGGATCATTACGCAAGCTGACCGCCGCTGCGCCTGTATATCCTGCAGACCATAACCAGGTTGGAGATGGTGATTTGTTCACGCCCATCAGGGTTTCATGCTGATTGTTACGGACCTCTCCTTTTGTGCCTAATTGAGCATAGGTCCCGGCGGTAGTTCCGAAAGAATGACCGTAGAGTTGTTTATCCCACGCCCAGCGACCACTGATATCGGATAAGAACTCTTTCATCGAGTCCAGAGAACTGATGTCATCATATGGATTAACAATGAAGTCAAAAGTACGGTCCTGAAGGTTTGCCAGTGCCCCGGTAAGATCGGGAGCGCCAGCACCGTCGTGCATCGCAGTAATAGTCAGTTCCAGACCTGCAGGTGTACGTTCGTCACCGGGTAGGCCAAGATAATTCAGGCGAATATCAATGCCATTTCCAACCAGACCGAGGTTCTTTGCGGTCAGTGTGATGGTGTCAGTTGCCGCGCTGGCAGTTACCGGGAGGATACTTTTTGCGTTAATTGCAGCGGCCAGAGCCGTAGCAATCGAAGCGACGGTGTCCGTTGCCACTACGGTAAGCTGAATCCGCTCACCAGCGATGTACAGAGAGATAACACCGGTCGCCGTTGGTGCACTGGTGACTTTAATCGAACCCGTTGCAACGGTCATCGAATCCGGGTCTTCTGCCAGTGGTAAAATCCAGACTTCCGCTGCGGTATCGTTTTTCTGATACGCCGTCATCATGGCGTGAAGAATACTGCCTTTCCCGGCAAGCTCACCGACTGTATCAGGAGAGGAAACGCGTTCAGGAATACCAGCTGTGGCTGAGCCTGAAGTCAGCATCCCACCGATAAGTAGGGTGCGCTGCGTAGCTGTGGCGTTATTCGCCATTGAGTTATCAAACTCAACGAAAAACAGCCCCACCCGCAGATTATCGGGAACACGAGCGAATGGAACAGTCATTCAGTATCTCCCTCATTTTTATGTGAATCACTTTTTGCAGCGGCTTTCGGCTTCGCCACAACCACATCGCCATCACTTAAACGGCGACGCCAGAAGGTATTATCCGGGACCTCTGCACCTTCTTTCGGCAAAGGGGAGCCCTTTACGGGGCAGCGAACGCTGAGCCCGTTATTCGGTTTTAAAAACATGATTTACTCCTGAAGGTTGATACTAATCCCAGGTTGAGGGGTGCCATCCGGTACGGCGATCGTGATATCAATCCCCTCCAGGGGAACCGTTTCAACCGGGTAGAAATCTTCCGGCCCCTGGTAATGTTCGATATCAATTTCATACAGCAGCTGGCCCATATGAGCCTCGCCGTCTGCATCAACATTGATCGTTGAGCGAACTTCGGCGTACTTTTGTATTTTCCGGGTCAGTTCATAACTGTTGATGACTGCTCGCTCTACCTGCTCACGCAAGTCTTCCAGCGCAACTTCTGCGCGCATCGCCCCATCATCATCCGTTTCACCGTCATACTCCTGCACCCGACCAGTGATACGGACAGTTGTCACGGTAGTGAAGGACGGCGTATTTCGCCCCATCGCCTTTTTATGGTCGAAAGGGGTCTGGATGAGTAAGGCGGGATATTCCACCGGAGATGTAGGCCAGTCACGCGGAGAAAAGACACGAGCAGCCGCGTCAGTGGTATTTGTCAGCGCCAGCACCACCATCTTTCGAATGTCTGAAGCATTCATCGTTGTTTCGCTACGTTAAGTACAAGTTTTGAACCGCCATGGCTATCTGGTTCAACGTTCATCACGACGAACAACTGATTCACAGGCTTTCCGCCAACGTTTTTAATAAACACACGGTCGGATACAGCAGGGATCGCTCTGCCTAAGTTAGTGAACTCAGCATCGCGCACACCTAGAACCGGGCTCGTTGTATTTATGGCTGAATCACCGTCAAGATTTTCAGTCACGACGGAATAGCCGCGATCGAAAATACCGTTAATCAGAAAAGAGGTACCGTCTTTAGGACGGTACTCATGCTCATCGCCGAAAATGCCATGTAACGGGCTTAAGAGATGTAAATCCCAGTCCACGCCCATCAGCTTACTCCGTTGTGATTTTCACACCACGCGCAGCAGATAATGCACGCTGCCGCAGAACCTGAACATCGGCAATCACACCAGCGGCCAGCAGACGCTCAGCATCCTTACCGGAAACCGGAATGCGGGAGTTTTCCCGGTAAACCTCACCGTCATGGCGAATGCAATTCCCTTTCAACACCACAAAATAGGGTTCCGCTGCTTCCTGAATATCTTCTTCAGCGACATCCTCATCCTCTGATGGGGCACCTTGTTTATCGTCAAGCGGCTGGGACTCCTGAACGTTGCCGCCGGCATTCAGCTCGTCAACATTCAGACCATCAGCGGCAGTCCATTCCGCATTCAGATCATCGCCCGGTGTAGTTTTGGTTGTTTTAGCCATATCAGACCACCGTCGCACAGAGGGATGCGTTAACCCGGCTCGGAATAACCAGCGGGGAGGATTGCATCAGGATAAGACGCTGGGCAGGATCTTCTTTCACCCAGGATTTTGGCGCATAGGCCAGAGGACCGTAATTAAATGCCGGGTCGAGGATGACGCCAAAGGCACGGGTACCCATCAGGTCAGCGCCAGACATAATAACAGCGCCGTCGGGGATCATCGGCTTCTCGACATTATCGAGCGGGTCAATAAACCAGTCGTTATATAACCATAGGTCAAAGTTACCCCAGCGCCCTTTATAGATAGCGCCCTTCATCACCTGTGGGCCAGCGTTAATCTGGTTACCAAACGGGCTCAGCACCGGGAACGTGATGGCATTATCCTTGATGGTGGTATCCAGCCGGAATGCGCGCCATGACTTATTCGTGAAGACCAGATCAGTGGCGACAGAGCCGGACTCTTTCAGGAAAGTCGTCTGCCAGATTTCAACGTCATCTGATGGCTGGGTATTGGTAGCGCCAGCAGCAACAGTCAGTGGCCATTTATCCGAGCCGCTAAGAGTGATGGTCAGGTCAGAAGCACGCCCAAAATCCACCACTTTAGTTTCATAGCCTTCCCCGGTAACGGTAACAGTGCCCGACACCAGTGCGCTGGCTGCCATCCATTCCAGACGACGATTGATCATGTCGATCTGGTCAGTCATTTCAAACTGCAGATTCAGCATTTCTCTCTCGGCAGCGGTGTATTCCCCGCCAATTTTCTCACCAATCTGACGGCGGATGGGTTTACGCAGGTCCGGTGCCCGCTTGTCTTTGATGTAAGCGGGTTTAAAGGTGTTGGTCTGGTATTTACGGGATTCGACCAGCTTACCTTCCACCAGCGGGGAAACGAACGGGGCCATACGACGCAGGCCGACATCAACATCAATTGCCACCTCTTCAGTCTCATAAGTCACGACATTAGGGAAGAAGCGATCAAGCAGCCAGTTCTGACTGGTTTTCAGGTTAGGAACGACCTGTACCAGCACACTGGTATCAAAAATATTTTCCATAATCAGTCTCTTGATGGTGCCGGGCAAACCCGGCAGGAATTTGGAATGAGCGAGCCCCTGCCGGTTAAAGCAAAAAGCAGAGAAATTGTTTAAGGGGATTTAAATCAGGAAACCGGAGCCTGGTTACTGTCTTTCAGGAAAATGGCCAGCAGCCTTAGTGCAGCTTTCATCTCTGCAATCGTCCAGGATGCGTCAATAGTGACGCGGTTCTGGTTAAACTCTCCCATCAGATACAGGCCACCAGTCTGATCAGAAGACGATGCGTCAACATCATCAACCAGAATAGCCACAGGAGCCTGGCTGCCATCTTCAGCAGTTTTCACACATTGGGTGTATTTTCCGCTGGCAGACACCAGTCCCAGCGCCGTGCCACGCTTAAAAGCGCCGCCGGTAATGATCCCGCTGTCAGTAACCAGCTGGAGCGTACCTGCAACCAGTTGATCTGGTACAAACAGCGAACTCTTCATACCCGGTTCAAACGGGTTCTGACCAAATTGATCCATTACTTCTCTCCTGTCGTAGAGTTATAGAGACTGGTCATTTTATCCACCAGCGCAGATTTGTTCCGGGTAGGTCGGTTACCATCTGGCCTCAGCCGAACCTGGTTATCCTGCATTCTCTGATCAAGCGAACGTTTATGGGTCGCCTGTGGCTGTTGTGCCGGGGCTGAAGATGCCAGGACACTGATTGCAGCCGCCGAACTCATGCCGGTATTAAATGCCAGCGACGCGGCCAGTGAAGGATTCGCCGCGGCGTGCTTACTGCCGAAGATACGGGCACAACGTTTACGCTCGGCGGCGCGGGCATTTTTAACCGCTTTGCTTTCTTTTCGGTTGTCGTCGCCGTCGCTGTCGTCTTCAGAATCATCGTCTTCTGATGCTTCCTGATCATCACCGTCATCTTCAGCATCGTCGTCGCGTTCGTCTTCTTCCGCGTCGTCATCACGCTCATCGTCGTCTTCAGCGTCTTCGTCGCGCTCGTCTTCTTCTGCCTTACGAGCCTTCGCTTTTTTGGCTTTTTTGTCTTCATCCTCTTCAGATGCTGACTTGCCAAACCCAATCAGGTGAGCAAAATTAAAAGTTTTCTTCGTCATATCAAGATCCTGTTACTTGAAGTAAATGTCTGAACGCAGCATCAGGAGTGCAAACCTCATCTGCTAGTCCAATTTCTACGCCATCAGCCGCCATAAAACAGGCCGCCTGGGTATTTTTGATAACCTTTGCACTCATCCCCCGGTTACGGGCGACCGTGTTCACGAACAATTCACCCATGGCGTTGATATCATGCTGGATAGCATCCAGAGCTTCATCAGATAGCTCCCGATAGGGTGAACCTTCCGGCTACCGAAAGTAATGATCGTGACCTTCAGACCGTCCTCTTTAATGCGTTGGGTCCAGTCCAGATGCATCGTAATGACACCCACAGAACCCACACCGCCGGTACGAGGAACAGAAATTCGGTCTGCCGCACTGGCGATGGCATAGGCCGCCGAGTAAGCGTTCTCGGTGAGGATGGCATGAATTGGCTTTTCTCCCCTGGCATTGTAGATTTCGTCCACCAGGTCAAAACACCCGGCGACTTCACCACCAGGTGAGTCAATATCAAGACAGATACCATCCACCTCGGGGTCTGCCAGCGCGGTTAGAAATGCCTGGCGGATTCCGTCATAACCCGTCATTCCGCTGTATGGGCGCAAACAGCCTAATTTCTGCACCAACGTTCCGGTTATTTGGATAACGGCCACACCAGCTACGTTGTCATAACCAGGATCACGTTTGGTTTCCCGGCCCCGGTTATCGTCATATCCGTAACTGTCCTCGTCGATCATTGCCATGGATGATTCAACCCGAGAAATACCGAAGCGGTCCATAACGGCAGCCATAATGACTTCGGCTTTATTCGGATGTAAGGCCAGCGGGGTATTAAATAGCCGCTGAGCCAAATGAGGTAGATTCACTTTTCCTCCGGATCAGTAATTGTCTGACTAGCAAACTGGTCAGCCTGTGCCCAGCTAGGCAATGGAAGCCCACGTTTAAGGCAGGATTCGATTTCCCTCTGACGCTGATCGAGAACCTCTTCCCAGTCTTCACCAACGTTTTCACCCACTTCAATTTCCAGAGTTGAAAGGCCAGCATCCAGACCAAGGATTGCACCTTTTTTCTCTGCCACAGGATCAACCCAGCCTCTCCCCGGCCCCATCCAGCGAGCACGTGAATACGCTGCTCTGGCATCAACGAAATCCGGTGCGCCTGCAGGCAGAGGTAAATCCTCATTGTCGTGAACTTCTTCAACAAAGGCGGTGAGAATAGGTTGAGCAAAACCTGTCGAGAAATCATCCCGGCGGCGGGTTAGTGTTTTCCAGGCTTCAAGCAACGATGAACGAGCAGAACTGTAGTTAACATCGGACCAATCCTGCGTCACCTGCTGCGGAGATAGCCCAGTACCAGATGAAAAATTGCGGAGAACCGCCGATTCAAATACTTCAAAGTTGCTGTAAGGCCGGGCCGCGTTCACTGTAGTGATTTTTTCACCAGGATAAAGAATGGGCATTCGAGCACCATTCTGAAGCGTCAGCCGACGGTCATTGTGAAACTCGACTCGTCCATCCTGATATGCGCCAATTTCAGACTCGTCATAGTTTTCGCCTAGAGCAGACTGAACCATCGCAGGGTCATAAGGCGACTCAATATAAGCTGCAAAAATTGCGTTAAGAATCGCCGCTTCCAATTCACTCTGGTCATATTTGACCAGCATTTTCAGACGTTGGATCACTGGGGTCAAAATGCCATTACCGCGATGCTGAGCACCACGCTCATGGTCAAAATCATGAACTACATGCGGTCTCCCCCATGCAGTTTCGCGCGGGATGCGCTGCCAAGTCATCGTTTTAGCACCGCTCCACCAGTCCCCCATATGGGCTTCCCTGATGTGATATGCCACTGGCGCACCGTCATTATCAATTTCAACACCACCGCGAACATTCGGCATATCAAAATTCTGCTGAGGATTACTAAGGCGGTCAGGGTCAACGATCTGAACCGTGGTGGCATAACGACCTCTGCCACGACCAAGTCGATCGGTTCGATATTGGAGAATAGCCAGAGCATCGCCGTCGATAAGCTTGTGACGAAAGCCCAACCTCAGCATCTGTGATACAGTCAACTTCCGTTCTACGTCGCAATACCGCCCAGTGTCGTTACTCCATGTTCGCCAGTGTCCATCCAGTGCTTTCCCATACTCTTCCGCCCAGGATGAATCAAACGCTTTGTTTCCCGTAATCATTCTGAGAACCCGATAATCAGGCTTCATAATGGGTCGGAAATTTGCGCCGACGGCGTTGTCCAACAACCGGGTTACAGCACCGTTTGCCCAACCATCATTACGAACTAAATCGCGAGCGCGAGAAACAATGCGATCCCGGTAAATGTTGATTTCGTTGTCTGGAGACCACAGAGCAGGTTGCCAATTTACCAACTGGTCACTGAATGAATCAGCCGCGTCATAAGGTACGCGGCTTCCGCCCACCAGCATTGATGGTCTACTTGGGCGCATAGGTTGCCCATCTGGGCCCAATATCTGTACTTTATTCATCAGAATCTAAACCTCGCTGGCTTGCGGGGACGCGAGATAATCCCCAATTGCGCCTGCAGGAGCTGGATCAGAGCCAGCAAGTCTGCCAGCGAACTTTGCTGGTAGGATACGGATCGTGTTCCGTCCCCCTGAGAATAGGAAAACGAAACACCGTGGCTTCCGGTTGCTAAGTCAATGTAAGCCTGCTGAGCTTTCGTAAGCGCATCTCTGAGCTGAGCATCAGTCATCGCGCCAGCCAGCAGACTGGTGTTCCGGTTAAACATGATTTTCCTTATTTCGGCAGAAGTTGTGACATTCGCTTACGCTTAACCGGTGCAGCTTCTTCAATGACAACGCCGGGTAACTCGTAGCTGATCTGTTCTTCCTGCTTAGTGGGAGCTGGCAGGAATTTATCTGGGTTAGCTTCCAGATTTGCTGCCCGAACGTTCAGCTTCAGCCCCATATGCATAAGCCCACAGAGCGCGGCGTAACCATAAACACGGCAATCCAAAGCTTCGTTAGCCCTACCAGGAATAGCTTCCCAAACGCTGAAACGCTGTCCTGCAACCACCTTGTATACGAGCCGCTCAGCAAGTAGTTGGTTGAAGTAACCAATATCCCGATCCTCCGGGAAATGCATATATCCAGCTGCAGGCATACCAGGCGCTGGCGGTTCAAGGTGCAGTCGCCCACGAATTGCATCCTTCGCAGAGTTAACACCCAGAATGATTGGCCTGAATTGCGCTTTGCTTTTCGATGAAGGTCTTTTTGTCGGCCAGACTGGGTTTCGTTTCCCACCCTGTGCTGATTCGCCTTTGATGGCCCAGATACGACGCCCGAGCCGTTCTTTTGCAAACTCGTAAACTTTCTGAGTGTGGTGACCACCGGAGTCATGACAGGCCGCCATGATGGTTAGTCCCCGGCCATCAGCCCTACGCCATACTTGTTTGAGGTACGCATCAAGCCGCCGCCATGGTTCATCAGTTTCGAGATCGCCATAGATAACATCATGGGAAACGGACCAGGACTCTTCGTTTCTCCCCCAGCCAATTACTTCAATCTCAAAGCGATCGTCCTGGGTATCAATTCCAGCCGTCAGCAATGCAACGCCATCCGGAACTTTTGCTGGGAAAACCTCACGGCGAGATAGAAGAATATCTACCGGAAGCTGCTTACCGTGATTTGGCCTGTGAGGTAGCCCCATTTGGGTATTCCACCAGGCTTGCTCTTTGTCCGGGTCCCCTTTAGCTTTGATGTACTTCTCAGCGATATCAGATGGTTTATCTTTCTGCCAGGGGCTAAATAATTTTGATGCCTGGTATCCGGCGTGATGGTTATCAACGGCTTCACGCCCACAATCCGGGCACGTCGCACGATAGACAGCGTGGCGCTCAGACTCGGACCAGCTCCAAACTTTATCGACACTCCCCTCATCCACAATTCGCCAGGCCGCGTCATAATCCATCAATGGGGAATGACGATTACCGCAGCACTCAAACGGACGGGTCTGGTGCCATCGGATGGTCTGTAATGCTCTTAACCGTTCCCCCTCTGACCAACCAGCCCCACAACATTCACAGTACAGCATGGCTGACTTAGTCAGATGCTTATCCCCGTCTTTCGGCCATTGAACGTGCTTAAAGAAATCAGGGAATTGTCGATGGCCACAGTGCGGACAAACAACAGAGGCCCGGCGCTGGTCTGAATCTGCATAGCTATCCGCTATACGGCTTTCATCCTCAACCGTGGGAGAACAGGCTCTGACAGACAACCAGGTTAGGCCAAAAGTAGCGGTTCGTTCTTCCGCCAGGGCGATAGGATCACCTTCACGGGTAATCGGATATTTATCTACCTCATCCGCCAGAAGGACACGGATCGGACGACGCGCAAGGTTATCCGGGCTACCAGCACCAGCCAGTGCCAGAAAGCCGCCAGTAAACGATTTGTAGAGAATGGTTTCTTTAGAGCTCTTTTGCTTTGAATCACCAATAATTTTACGAAGTACTGGTGTCACCCTAACCAGTGGGGTGATGCGCTCTTTCGAGAACTGCTCAGCAGCTTCTTCTTTCGGCTGCAGCAGAAGCATCGGACACGGATCAAGATGAGCAAAATAACCAAACAGGTTTTCCAGCAGCGCGGTTTTCATCAACTGGGTACAGCACATAACCGTTATGACGTGAACGCCAGATTCTGTTGCCGCCAGCATTGGCCCACGGGCAATTTCAACCGTAGAGGTTTCCCAGTTACCGGAAGTACTGCCTGCCTCTTTCGCTAGTTTGCGGAAATCGTCCGCCCACTGAGCCACGCTAATTCTCGGTGGTGGAGTCCATCCTTTCCGGACACTAAGCCTAAGTCGCTCAATCTTCCGCTGGGTTAAATTCTGGCTCTCCGAGGACTGAGATATGTTTGTGGACATTTTCAATCAGCACCTCTGTCATCCTGTCCGCTGGCACATCCAGATCAGCAGCCATCAACGGTGCCACTCGGGAAGGCCAGTTCAGCCAGGCATCACGCTGTTGGCGAAAGGCGTTGAAAAGAACCTCCTCGGCGGCAACCAATTCAATTGTCTGGCCGCTGTCTTTTTCATACTGAAGCTTTGCCAGCAGAGCCATATAGTTTTCACGTACCCTTGCAGCCTCTTCCCTGCTCAGTGTTGCACCTTCGGTAAGAATAATTTGCTGGGCCGCTTTCTCAATTTCAGTACCACCGTCATTACTGGCGGCAGGTGTTTTCTTTTTTTTCGCGTTCGTGGCTCGCGGGTCTTTACCATCACGATTTTTCTTTAGCGCTGCATCACTGGCTTCAACATCAATCAGGTCACCATCCATCACGATGAAACGACCAGCTTTTATCCAGCGCCCGATGGTCTTACGGTCAACCCCCGAGTGTTGCGCGTACTGGCTCTGATTCATCGTTGTCATGGGACATCACCTGGGACATTTTTTGATTGGGACATTCGCCTGGGACATTTTTCAAATGTCCCACCTAAATGTCCCACTGGAATAAACAGGAATAATCAGCGCTGGCGCGGTATGCCAGATGATCCACCCATGGTGGGGCATGGGACACAAATTCAAATTTTGTAGCTAGGAAAACAACGCGGCGCGCAATGCCCGTGCCTTACAAAAGTCACAGGAAGGACCCAAAAAGGGTTGGGGGTTATTTTGCCGTTCGAATTGCCTCAGCTATGGCGCTGCTGAGCGCACCCGGTAGCAGACCAGATGCCATTGCGCGTGAGCGGTCCATATAGCCCAGTACAGGAGTCACCGGTAGCGCATCACCAAACCGAATCAAAAGCTTTGGAGAACGCTGTTTACGCTTCGGTCTTCGCGTCCCATTAGCGGAGCGCTTGGCTCGTCGCTTCTTAGCTTTCATCGGTTTCTTACGCTGCCAGACGGCGTTAACACCATCGACCTCGCCTACGAATACATTTTCCTTTGCTTTAAGCTGTGAGAGCTTATTACGCGGCATGTTGCCGTATTTGTTCAGCTTAACGTTCTTGGGATTCAAAAGAGCCTGACTATTGAGCTTGTGCTCTCCACCAAACTCGAATGGTTCCAGATAACCAGCAGCGGTATCACGGACAAAAACCTTTGCGGTCAGATTGTTCTTTCTCGCGGCAACCGAGCCAACCGATTTGATCGTAAACGGTGTAGGGCTCTCCAGATGTCGTTCAAATGCCGTCTTTTGCGCTGACTCTATCTGGCGTACAACTTTTGTCATCGCCTGAGCAGTGGCGAACGGTATCTGTTTCTGCAATAGTTTCAGATGATTAGAAAGCTCATTGAGATGTGGCATAAAATACAACCTCAATAAAAAACCACCGATAAATAGTCGATGATTAATTATTACACCTAGAAGGATTACTCAAATTATTTAAAAGCCCTTCTTTATAGGATATTTCGACACGAGGTCCATCAATTCGCTGGATGAGAGATGATACCGATACTCCACACCATCCTCATAAAAAACACGGGCCTTTTCGACAATCAAGGATGCTCCCGCAGCGATTAGCTCAATATTTTTACGGCAAATCTCTTGCGATTTAGTCAAGGCTTCATCCAATATTTCACGCTGTTTATCTTTTGCTTGTTCTGTTCCACAAGTTTCTGAATATCGCATACATCTTAAGATGTTTGTATATAAGCTCATTATCATTAAATCGCCTCGCCCACCTCGTCTTAATCCTTCATCATGCTTAGATTTATTTAACATTGAATTATCGAAATTCTGTGCGACTAGCCCTGAGCGAGATATAACTATTAACTCAAAAAATGTTCTCTCAACATGTTTTAATGTAGGCATTGGATAATCAAAGTTATGAGAAGCATACCCACTTGTTTCGCCATTACTATGAAGTCTGACACAAATGTCTTTAGCTTCATGTCCGTAATAGTGGGCTGCAACCCAATGCCCCATTTCATGAATAGCAGTTGAATAAATAGATTCCTGAAGTTCAGTTTTCATGATTTGCATAAATTGTCCTCTGGTAGCCTACACCCATGATACCAAAGAAATAATCATTATCGCAGACACTCAGTGAATGCCTGCTGTAATGCCGCTAGTCGTCGAGTTGCAACACACCGTGCTCCAGTGACTCGGAATAGGCAATCAGCCCAGTGTATTCAGGGATAACCTCACCATCATCTGCTTCGAATTCCGGGATTGTGCCAGTGGTGATGGTGTATTGGGGCTGACCATCATCTTTCGCGAAGGCTGCCAGGTCTTCAATCTGCTTAGCTGTAAGAACTACTGTCATGCTCATACCTCAGTTGTTAAAAAAGCCCCGCTATTGCGAGGCCGTAGTGATTTTATTTGGACAGTTGCGCTGAACAGACCGGTTATGCGTCAACACATCTTTCTTAGTCTGGCGATCCATTACCTCAATGTCGTGCTCGGTTAGGTAGATGATATTCACCCAGTCACAGGCCGTGTCCGTTACTTCAGGTTTTGCGGGTAAATTTTTCGCGCAACTCACGGTCAACATCGTCATCAGGAAGATGATTAACAGTCTGCTGTACATCCCTGGCTCCTTTTGTTGTCTCTACCCGGCGTTCTGCAACGGCTTCAGTAGCTGCTGCACGTTCTTCAGTGCGTTGCTGGTCTGCTTTTGTTTCTGCGATATTGGTTCCGCGTGATTTACCCAGACCAAAAACACCTGCAATTGCAGCCAGTACAGCAACAGCCAGGCCGATAATCATTTCAAGTCCCATAGCGACCTCATACCAGTGCGGCTTTTGCTTTGGCGTAGCGTGCACGACGGTCGTTAACACCGTTCTGCCCACCATTGATGATCTGAGTGATGCGAACCAGATCGCCGGAATAACTCAGGCATCCGCTGGTGGCGTAGAACCATGCAGCTGACCGTGCTGCGTTCATATCCTTTTCCAGCAACTCAGGATTGCTGACTAAATCCAGTTTTAATCCCGTTCCGCAGCGGCGGTAATTATCAAGACCGGTAATCTGAATCAGGCCACGGCCACGATATTTCCACCCATCGCCTGATGCTTTGTTACCGAGGCGATTGCTGTACACCAGATTTGCAATGGCTGGCTGATTGGCTACCTGCCCTTTTTCTTTGTCACGCCCAAGCATATATGCCTGATAGTTCGTAATGCGGCGTCCAAAGGTGGTCAGCAGAGCGGCTGGGGTGTAGTTGAAGCTCTCCACCAGCGCAGAGAACCCCGCTGATTCATGTCCTGACTGAGCAATAAACATTGCCTGGTCTTCAGGCTTAACAATGCCGAACTCTTTCATTGCCGCGTCAATGTGCGGAAACCAGCGCGAAGCTAACCCGGCGCTTACACCAGCCGCCTGTTGAAGTTGTGATTGGTTCATTAATGCCTCAGCGTATCAACGAGACGCGCCACGTTCCCACGAGCCCATAACACGGCAGCGCAAATAAGAAGGTTTACGATGACCACCATCCAGTGTGACTCTTGGTAGAGGCCGAATAGATATCGGAATGGAACGCTGGCATAAACCAGCACAACGAAGTACGCCAGCAATGATATAGCGGGGCGATGTCTTGCCCCTTCACGCTGGTAGAACATCAGGACAAGGACGATGACCGCACAAATACCTGCATTCACCATCGCTGACGGATCACTTGTTACCATTGCTGGCCCCTCCTCCACGGAATCGCGAAAGAATATTGAACAGGCTTCCCAAATCCTGACTGTTGAAAAATGTGAGCACTTTGATTGTCATCGCCGCCACTACAACAGCACCAAGTGCGTCTAATGGCCTGTCACTGTACCCGGTAGCCTGTGACAACTTTGAACCAACCAGGCCAGCAGCAAGAACGCCAACAATGAATGACGTCATGAAGTAAGCAATCAATCGTACTCGTGTGATATTTGCCGCTGTCGCTACATAAAATACTGCACCAGCGAATGCGCCAAATACCACGCCATAATCAATACCGGTTGCAAGACCAAATACGCTGGCCCCCATCAAGCCACCAGCCGCGACCGTAGTGCCAGAAACAGGATCGGACATTAAGCCCCCTCTTATTGCTGTGAGTCCTCTCAGAACGAGGGGAAAATAAAAAGGGCCACCATTTGGCAGCCCTCAAAATGCAAAAACCCGCACGATGGCGGGTTTCTTTTTGTTTTGTTGCTCAGTTCGCTTTAACGTCCCGAGCCTACCACAATTTAAGCACTTTCTTGCTCACTCTGCAACTTAAATCTGTCGCTATTTGTGCCGAATGCGTCACAAACTGGAGCGTACAGGATCGATTCTGCCAGACTTAGCCAAGTGTCAATGCGGCGACGACATGTGATCAGCGGCCAGTCAGGATGTTTAGCCTGCAGTTCATTGGCCATCTGCAACTTGCTCTTACGTAGGCGATGGCGGTCGACAATCACGCTATAGAGCGATCGGTAGTCATCATTCATCAGTACAGAAGCAATGACACCGTCCACTAACAACCCTTCTTCGTCTGAACAGAACGCCAGGCCGCTTTTATTTTTGCTGTTGAGGATTTCACGCAGGTACGCTTCAAGTTCAGGCTTGGTGATCCCTGATTTCTTCATGCGGCGCAGAGCATCATTGATAGCTGTCTTGGTGATTTTCCCGGATGCAAGGAGCTGGTTAAACATATTCCCACCACTACCACCGCCGATATAAGACCAGCGGCCCCACATGCGCAACTTACCCTGTATCCAGATGCTTTCCAGAGTACGAAGACGAACCATTTCACCAGATTTACCAACTTCAGAAGGATTAATCATTTAGCGTTCTCCACTTACGCCAGTACGCCGATTGCCAGCGCACGATCTATAACCCGAAACACAAGGACCAACTGGTCACCGTATTTCGATTCAAATGCCACAGGATCAGCATGCAACTCGTCGTGATGCTCTCTGCACAGAGGAATCACAAACAGGTCGTGTGCCTTTGTACCCATTCCACCCTGCCCGTGGCCAATCAGGTGGTGGGGGTCGTCAGCTTGCTTGTTACAGCAGACGCACGGCTGGGCCTTAACCCATCTCGTGTATTTCTCATTCACCCAGCGGCGACGCTTGGGTTTAAGCATGAAGGATTCCGGCGTCTCCGGGTCTACCTTCATTGCCACTATCTTTTTCGCTTTCTCCTGCACCAGTTGTTGAGCGGGTAATGTCGGAACAATATCGCTTTCACGTGTTACCGACTGGTGAGTCTCTTCATTCAGACGAAGAGCTTTATGGGCTACGGCTTCAGGTATCTCGTCAGCCAGGTCGTTCCTGACCATCCACCAGCAAAACTCCGGCAGCGTCAGAATGTGGTCCTCACTGAAACCTAATTGGCCGTTTACAACCTTCAGTATCCAGGATACCAGGTTTTCACGGGCTATACCCGCCAGACCTTCAGTGAACTGATCACGAATTTTTAAGTCACAGCCCCAGCACGTGCGGATTGAGCCAGGCGCATGCCGGGTGATGGTGTAGTTGCGATCGTGCCACTCGCTGTGTGGGTACTGACATTCCAGTTTCCTTTCGAGCCAGACATCCAGTGAATTGAGTCCACCAGCACGATGTATGACCTTCTGATTTTCGAAGACATCACGCATTAACGGATCGTTCTGAAGCTCCTGAGCAGTCTCTGGCAGCAGACCAGACGGCAACTCAGCCATTGACTCTGCCTGTGGCTCGATAAGAACACGCCCACGTCTGAACAGATGCATCAGTTCACTGCCTGGGCGAAATATCACTACCCCGGTCATCGGGGCCACTTCAGGTGTCAGTAATGCCCTCACGCTACCTGCCCCTTAGCAATATGCTCTGCCCACAG